AGGATCTCTTGCGGTCTTTGCTGAAGTAAGTTTAGATTTCATTCCAGACATACGAGAGCAAAATGATTTACGTCTTGCTGCTCTTTTACCAGTTGGTTTTTTTTCAGTTACTGCGGTTTGAAGTTTTGAACCTGGATTCTCACGACGATATGCTTTTACTGCAGCAGGACTTAATCCATCAGTTTTATCTTTGCGATTTACTGATTGCCAATCTTCCATAAATTGACTGAAAGTTTTTGACTCCTTTCTAAGTTGTTGTATAGCATTATCATATCTTTCCCCACCTATGCGTGAAGTTTTTCTTTCACTATCAAGTGCCTTATCTACTGCGGGTTTAACAAACTTTTTCATAAGATAAGGAGCTGCCGCTGCAGCAGCAACACCACCAGCAACTAAAGCAGGAGCAATTTCATCAAGATTATTTTGTTCTACTCTCATTTCTCCACTATCAATATAATCAGCAGCAGAATCTAGATAATCTGCCGCTTTTGTAATTTTTGATTGAACCCATGCTTCAATATTACCCTCACCTTTCATTTTCTTACGAAGTCTTTTTGCTGCGGAGATGATTGTAGAAATTTCTGAGCGAGACATTGAATGCTCGTGGTCATATGATTCTGGAAAATTTCCAGGATGCACTGTAGCAATATTATACTTTCTTTGATTTGGTGAAAGTGGAGCAGGGAGAGAAAACATATCCCAATATTTTGGTCCATATTTGCATTGTGCTCTTGTTTCACATTTATCACATTTTGGACAATATCTAATCATTTCCATTTCTTCATTTGCCTTTACGCAACGATTATAAGTTTTTCCAAATAATTTTTGAGTACCTTTCTTTTTATATCCAGGCCAACATTTTTTTGCTTCACCAATAATAGTTTCCTCAGACTTCGTACCCCAATTATCAGCACCTACTTTACGACATTTAACAAGTGCTCCAGAAGCATATGCACTTGGCCAAACATCATATCTAGACTTTACTTTATAATAGCAAGCATCTTTTTTACCACTACCCTTTCCAGGTTTATCTTTAACTTCTTGTAAATCCATTTCTTCTTTCATTTTTTTAGGTTTATCTGTTGGAACATAAGTTGGTTTTGCAGCACCAGTTTTTTCTGGTTGATTTGGGTCTGCAGCACTTTTTCTTCTTTGTGCCGATATTCTTTCAGATTTTGTCATACTTGCTCTTTTATCTGAAGAAACACACTTAGGTGTTTCATCTTCTTCACCTTCTTCGCGGGCACAAGGTTCTCCAGAAATTACTTCAACCCAACCAGGTTTTCCTTTTTTACCTTTTGATTTAGATTGACCAAACCAAGCACGAATACCTTCTTCATTTATTTTTACATCTTTGAACTTTTTATGTTCTCTTTTAGCAGATGCTTCCATTTTTTTCAAACGAGTATAATAATCTGGAATTTCATCTAAATGTTGAAGAGCAATTTCTTTTGCCAATTTATGATTTTTAGTATGCTCATGTTCGATTGGTTCTCCTATGTCCAATTGCTTCTGAATAAATGAAACATCCATACGATGCTTCTTAGCAATTTCTTCAACTGTTTTGAAAGGTTTAAATTGTTCTTTCAATTTCTTTTTACGCCCTTGACAATGAGATTTCTGAGAAAATCCTTTTGGATTGTCGCAATCAATACTTTTTTTATATTTGTCCGACCAACCCATTGGGATACTAAAATTACTCTTTATTATTTAGAAAACCTTGTTTGAGTAATTTTGAGAGTTCTGATGTAGATCCAACAAAAACGGCGTTATTTGTTACATTGTTAGTTGTTTTAATGGACTCATCTTCAACATCTTTTAATTTTTTCTGCAAATCTATAAGTTTATCTGTAACATCACCAACACTTTTAATAAGTTGTCCAGCAACTTCATATGCTCTTGGACTTCCACCTTCACCAGCAAGTTCCATTATTCCATTAATTGCTTCTTGCCCCTTTTCAATTAGTGAATAAAGATTTGCTCTAGTATATTCATAATCTTTTTTAATATCATCCGTTTTCAGAGGAGATATATTTAGTTCCTCTTTTACTTTTTCTACCTCAATAATATTACTTTCAATATTAAGAGCAGAATCTAATCCATCAAATGTGTTACCCATACAATCTTAAATATCTATTTGTTGTGTTGGACTGTAAGTTTTTGAATCTTCAAAACTTTGCCAAACTTCATTAAATCCAAAATCATCTTCTGGTTCTGCATCAATTGGATCTGGAGTCGCAATATATCTCATCTGTCTCTTTGCAGTTAAGGTATCTGTTCCAGTATAGAGATCAACTTGTACCTTGCGAATAAGACTATCCGTAGAGTCTGCAATTGGACCAAACAGATAAGTTTTTGCTGTAAAATTGAGGGTATAAATTAATACTCTTCGCGTAGAAAAATCTCCTTCATAATCGTCAGTAAAGGATATATTATCCAATACAATAGGAATGTCTCTCTTCTCACCAATGGAGTCTATTAAATCTACAGTTAGATTAAATGATGGTTGAAAATATGGAAGTATTTGCTCAACTATTTGTAAAGCATCATCTTGCAACTTAGTCATTATATTTAATTGAAATCCAATATTGTATGGAACTGGAAGATAAACTTTTTTTAAATTGGTGCCATCAGATGCTTTAAAAGTTTGCGTAACATTTGCTTTTCGGGTAGCATCATATTGAATAGATGTCATTTCAAAAGACATTCTAGGAAGAGTAATTGCTACAGGTTTATTTAAATCTGCTTGCTGTTGCAATCTTGCAAGAAATTTTTGCATTGGACCATATGCCAATGACACCCTCATTTCATCATAAACATTTCCTTGAGCATCCAAATGTTTTATAAAAATTTGATTAAAAACTGTTCCAAATGCAATAACAGTTTTTCTAATAATTTGATGGTAGTAATAACTTCCTAGCATTAATAATTACCGAATGGATTTGACTCTGAAAAATCAACAATTGTATCTGCTTCTAATTCTATTTGATCATTATCTTCATATTTATCTTCAAATTTTGCTTCCTCTATAAAGTCAACACAATATTGGGCAGATGAACCTGATCCAACTATAATATCTGCCGGTACAAAATTGCCATTTGTTGTACCAACTTTAAGAATGTTTGTATTTTTATTCCAAGTTTTAACTCTTGCAGTGGCTTGAGAAATTGAACCAGTTACCACTTCATTAAATATAAAAGTTCCTATACCAGTAAGAATCGGTGGTTGTGCAATTGTAATCACTGGATTTGATGTATATCCAATTCCAGCATCGGACAACAAAACTCCAACAACATTTCCAGTTGTGCTAATTGAAACTCTACCAATCGCAGTTATTGCTAAGCCTACTGTTGGGTTTGCAAATGTAATTGTAGGTTCTATTGGATATCCAGATCCGATTTCTGTAACTATTACACTAGAAATTCCCACATATCCGGTAACCAAGATAGATTCAGCTGTAGCACCAGATCCACTACCTCCGGTTATTGTTACTGTGGGTGCTATTGTGTATCCTGCACCGGTATTTGTTAATAAAATTTCTTTAATCGAATAGACATCTCCAACTGAAGTTGTAATTGCAACAGCTGTGGCATTAACTCCACCAGAGGGGGCAGATGATATTGCTACAATTGGAGTTGACGTATAATTATATCCATCATTAGTCAAAATAATTTTTCTAATATATCCAGTAGTAGTAGAAGCAATTCCAACTGCTTGTTGACCTGATGATATCAATTGAAGTTTTGTGATATATCCAACATTTTCTAGTGTAGAATCAATTTCTTCAACAGTTGTATTAATATTATTCCATCCACCCATTTCATCTTCATATTCAAATAGTTCACATTTTAACTCATAAACATATAACTTACCTAGTTGATAAAAATTAACTTCGTGCTCTACAAATTTAACTTCAAATATTCTTTGCCCTAATGGAAAATAAATTATGTCTCCTTCTCTGGGTCTTGTTGAAACTTCTACCTCTTCTTCATCCATTGTTTCTAAAAATGGCGATATAAAGTCTTCAAATCTTTCTTTTGAAATAATTAAACTCAATTCGTCTTTCAAATTCATTCCAAATTTTGATAAAATATCACCCTGACCAGAATAACCATCAAAAGTATTAACATAAGCTTCAATAGCAAAATTATCATCAAACTTAGATGCACTTATCTCTCTAAGTATAGTTTCTTTTCTGACAAATTTTCTTGGAATATAAATTACTTCTACACCATAAATTTTCAATTGTTCATTAATTAAATTTTGTATAAGTCTTTGTTCTCCTGGAGAACCTTGTAGAAAAAAGGGATTAAGTGCCATTATTATCCAATAAAATCGTAAGGTGGAAGTTCATAATCCATTGCCATTCTTTGTCTTATGTCTGATAATTCTCTTTCAGCATCTTCATATATTTCTCTACCATTTAATTCAATTCCTCCTGGAAGTTTAACTCCTCTAAATTTAATTAAGTTTTGTCCCCATTGTCTTTTAATTAAAGAAGTTAAGTATACCTTTAAAAAACTATCATTATAAACTTTTGTAAAATCATTAGGATCTAAAATTCTATAGCAATCAATTATAATATAAGTGTCATCAGATTTTGCCGCCCAATCTATATCTAAATATAATCTATTTTGCCTTTTATTAAAACGAATTTGTTTATCTGTAGTAAGTAAGAAATCAATATCCTCTAGATAAGTTTTTACCATCGAATATTGTAACAACTCGACTGAATTGAAATAATATAAATCATTAAGAAATAATTGATATTTAATGCTAAACATTCCAGAAGAAATTGAACTGCTATCAAATTTAAAAACTTTTTCAATTCCTATAACAGAGTCGGGTACTTGAACAAAATTTGAATTCTCATAAAATGTAAAAGTAGTAGATCCTATTCCACTAATATTTGCAGTTCCTGTTGTTGTAACTATACCAACACCGTTTGCAGGGTCAGCTGTACCCCTATCTAAATCTTGCTGAGTTACTTTGTATTTAAGATACATTCTCTCGACACCATCAAAGTGCCTCTCTTGAAAGTATTGCAAAGCGTCATCAACTAAATCGTCTATTTGGTCATCATCAACATTGATTTCTAGAACAGGAGCTCCCAATCTTCTGAGACAATAATCAATTAATTCTTGTCTTGTTGCTGGTTTTGCCATCAGTAAGTACCTCCATCTATTGTATTTGACCAGGTGGGAACATCACTATTATCTGTTGTCATTATATAGTTAGTATAATCAATTCCATTTGACGGACTATTTGTAGAAACAATCAATCCAGTGGCATCAAAATAGGGAATTCCATATGTATAATAAGGTCCGTAATAAAGACCACCAGAAACTGTCGCTATACCTGTAATAATAGCATTTCTAGCAGTAAACTCATCAAATACTAAATCATCACTAACATACAAATCACCATCAACATATACATCATTTTTAAAAGTACTTACACCAACAAACGTAGAAATTCCACTTACGTAAAGTTCTCTTATTGATCCAATACCGCCAATTACATTTACTGAGTTAAGTGCATTGCCAGCAGATCCAGAAATACTGGAAACTACTTTAATAGAATTTTGCTGCCCTACCCTAACTTTAATATCGGACATTATCGAGTAACTCCCTCTGTTACAAGAACCATTCCCTCTAGTACTCTATTTTTTATACCAGTAAGTGATGTAATTACAACATCATAAATATATCTTCCTGGTTTTATAGATGTTGTTTGATTTGCACTTAAACTAAGTTGTATAATACCATCTATAGGTGGAAAAACAATTTCTGCAGAAAAAGTTACAGATGAAGAACTACCTGCCCATTTTCGCATCTGAGATTCTACAGTGTATCCTGTTAAATCAAAAGCGGAGTTTGTGTCAGATCCTTCCAAAGTAAAAGATTGACTGAAGTCGGATCCAGAGTTTATGACTAGATTATTTACGTATACTGCAGCCATCTATTCTTTTAAACTCTACTTTTTATTTATATTTCAAAGTGTCCCTAAAGATTTAATAACCTCTTGCTGTTTCAAATATAACTTGCAATATAATTTTGAAAAATTTTTAAGCTGTTGATAGTCCATTTCATCAATAAGTCTTGAATGTTTCTCATACTCAAATAATTTATCGATACTATCGAGAGTAATTTCATTTGGATCCATTGGATATCTCCTTCAATAAAGATTTAATTTCATCTAGGTCTTGTTTGATTTTTTCTATTTCATTTTTTTGCTCATTTCTTTTATTTAAACTATTAACATATTGACTATACGCATTACTATCACAATTTACTATTGCTCCAGACTTTTCATCACGATATAAATTTGGGTGTCCCTTTACTGGTATCATCATCTTATTGCAATACATCTCAAATCTTTAAATCTTGGTGGATATGCCTGATTTGTTGACGACATCACGATTTTAATTGTAAACCCACTAAATTGTCCCAAATTATTTGCAGAAAATTCATATTCCAAAAATTGATTTCTATTACTTGCGGGAACAAAAACATCGGGCAATCCACTATTATTTGCAGGATCTATTACATCAGGATATCCATCATTATTATTATCAATTGTTAAATTGTCATATCCAGGAAACAATTCAAATGATTGATCAACTTCGCTAGAATCTGCTCTTATTAAACTATAGAGAACTCTAAAGTCTGCAGAAAAATGTCTATATGCTGAGAGAATGACTTTAAGTGACGCTGCTGGTTGAGATAATCTTATTGTATTTGAAATATAAGTTGCAACATGAGGATCATCGACGATAGAGTTTACTCTGCCATCCTGAGAATAGTTGGATATTGGAGAATTGATTCTATTACTATGAAAATCTGTAAAAGAAGAATCTAAAAATATTTGAGGGGAAACATATTTATTTGTTGATGATAGAGTAATAGCTGTTGTAAAGGATTTGTTTCTGGGAAGATTAGTTAAAAATGCATCTTCATTTACTTTAGACGCGACAATTCTACTTGAAGACAATGTATTTAAAGAATTCAATTGTATATCTTCATATCCTAAATCTTGGAATGAAATTTCATTACCACTACTGCTAGTTCCACTAATTGTTCTAATTCTTGCAGATAGAGATGTTGCAGGACTTGGAGACGCCGCCTCGAAATATGGTATGATTGCATCATATTGAATATTTTCTGATGCAAAAACTTTAGATCCTCCTGAAGTTATTTCGGATGAGAATGACATTTGAGGATATCCTGCGGGTGTGTTGTCAGAACTTCTATTAATACCGTTCGAAGTTCTATCAATTTGAATATAGTATCTATCAATATCTAGTCCAATGTCACTAATATCATGAACTGCATTAATTCTTCTCAAAGAAATGCCATTAAATTCATACTTATACACAAGGGTGTTAGTTGAGTGTGGAATAGAAAGTGTAGATGATTGTCCTCTAACTACAGTTTCTAAAGTTCCGGAACCAATACTTTCATATCTAATAATTTCGTTTTCAATAATTGCATATCCTGGATTTGTTCCACTTACTAAATTTCCTTCAAAAGTTGTAAAGTTTGAAGTGTTTGCAACCGAAATAGATGTAGCAGACGCTGTAATTGCTTGTGATAAAGTTGTGGGTGTTGTATTGGGTACAATACCACTAATTGCAACTTGGTTATTTGCAGCATACATTCCGTGATTAAAATGATTTACCCTAACAAAGTTTCCACTATAAATTGATCCAACCGGTGTTGAACTGGTAATATATGTGTTTCCTAGAGAAACCGAATTATTAGAAGAATCGAAATAAACTAGATTTGCGGTTCCATTTGAAGTAAATGATTCTCCCTGTACATTACTTAGATATAGTGTATCGATACCACCATTATTTCCAGTAATTGTAATTCGAGCATTCATACCACTGTTACTTGAGACTGAAGAAGTTACAATACCAACAACATCACCAACT